TCTGGAATTAAAATTTCCAATGGGTTAATGCATTGCCTATTGAGCATCATTTGTATGATTTGTTTCTCATCATTCATTTTAATAATATTTTGATCTACATAATCTGGATTATTGAATTTATCTTTTATATATTTAAATATTGCCAAATCCAAATCTACTAGCATATCAAATTCTACTAAAATTCTATTATATGCTGTCTCCATATAATACACCTCAGACAAAAAATAAAGAGCGTAGATAGTCTACGCTCTTTATTTATATTATGCACCCATACCATGTGCAATATCATCAAATGTAGCAGCTTCATATTCCTTTGGAACTCCGCCGTTCATTCCATCACTACCGGAAGATGATGATTGATTACCATTACCATTTAAGAATTGTGATTTACTATTATATCCACCGCCATTACTATTAGAGTTAAATTCTACTCCAACTTTTTCTGCAATAGCATTAATAGTATTTCTTATTGCATTATGTTTGTACATACTAGCTTCCATTACAGTTGCTGCAATGGCATATGTTGCTGCATTATAATACTGAAGTAATACATTCTCAAAAATATCAATTTCTAATTTATCAAAATACTGATCAGTATACTCATTATTATCCATATTGAAATTGAATGCACCTTTATGGTAATGATCTTTAGTTACATAAACTGCAGTTTCTACTCCGGATTCTCCAGATGTACTGATAGAAATGCAAGGTACTGTAACTCCATAATCAGATCCGTCACTAACCATTAATAATCCTTTATTAGTTTCTACACATACATTATGAATAGTATCATCTTTCTTCATCATCTGGATAAGATCATAAAGAATCTTAGCCTTATTAATAGAAAGATAAATATCTGATGAATTTTCAGTATCATAAGTAGCATAATCGTTTTTAGTACCATTTCTTTTTTGAATAGAAACCTGAAGTAATTTATTGAAATAACTAATATTCAATCTACTACCATCAAGTGCTTCCGGATTAGAAAATGATACCGGTGAATAAGTTGTGTTTGTTGGCTGCCTGTCGTTGTTGTTGTGATTCTTAAAACTCATTTTTAATTCCTCCTTAATACATTGCTTGATTTAGTTTTATGTTTAAGCATATGTACTTTTATAATATATAATTGAAAGCAAAATTAATAGGCATACAGTTTCCTGTATGCCTTATAATGGTTACTCTATATCAGGATATGTAATATTTATTACACTATCATATCTATTTCTTACAGTTTTCTCTTTAGCAGCCTTTTGACGAATTGAATATAATTCTTCTAATGTATCATTAATAGAATCCCTTTCAATATCATCCACTTCAGGCTCCGTTAAATAATCTTGTAAGATTGCTACATCCGTATTTACAGTACGAATAATATACATTAAATCATCAGGATCTTCTGCGGTTCTTAAACGAAGATTTAATTCATATATATCATTCTTGATAGTCTTAATTCCTTTAATTTTAAAGTCATTTATTTTCTTCGCAAATCTTCCCTTTAAATTATCAATAGCTCCTTCATCAACACTTTCTAATCTTGATAACTTAGAAACTGCATTGGTAAGTTCTCTCTTTTCAAGTTCACTACCAGTAAGAGATTTTGCTTTATTAAGAGTTTTAATTGCCGGGAGTCTACTTAATTTTAAATCTCTTTTTAATCTTAAAGCCCAAGATAATACAATAAATCTATCATCAACATCTTTATTTAAGTATGTGCTAGATCTAAGAATCTTTCTAAATCCAGATTCCAAATAAGGACCGTATCCACATGAAGCAACAAAAGCATCTGCAATATTTTCTTCATTGCCAAACTTGCAAAATAATGAAGCCGCTTTTACAACAGAATCTTTTAATGCATATGCAATTACTTCTTTATAATTATCACTAATCTTTGGACTTAAATAATCGCCTGTCTTAGAAAAATAAATGTCAATATTTTTTCTCACTTCATCAATAGAACCAGTATCATAAACAATATGTCCTATCTCATGCAATAAAATTGCAGTAATTTCTTTTTCATCTAATCCAAGCATAGGATCAAATAACTTAGAATCAAATTCAATATAATATTTTTCAAATGTCTTAGGTTTATCATCAGCCATAATATCTAATACATCATCACCATCTATTTCTGGATATACTCTCATACCAAAGAATAATTTATCATTATTTACAGTATATAAAACTTCCTTGCATTGTGCTTTAAAGAAAAATTTATTAATTTCATTTTTTAATTGTGATAACTTTGCTCCAGAATGGTCATCATCTAATGTAAATAATATATTCTCAATCTTTGAAAAATCAAAATTGCTTTTAAATGATTGCATCTATTTATCCTCCTTAAATTTTGTATAATGATTATTTTTTGTCGGTACATTTCTTCCTAACTTATCATCCCAATTAGAATATACCGATGATAAATCATTTTTAGGATATGGAGATGGCTTTATATTACCATCATAATTTATTACAGTAGTCTTATTTCTTTCCACTATTATAGGCATATAAACACCTTCCCTCAATAAAAAATAAACCCTACAAACCCAATGTAGGTATTACTTAATTGTTCCGAATATAAAAACAAAAGAAAAAATAAAGGGCTATATGCCCTTTATTTTAATGATACTCCTTCTAATTTAGATATTTTCCATATACTATCAGGATTTATATGATTGGCTTTATATGTTCCCACATAGAGATATCTTTTAGATAAATCCTTAATATATTTTTCAATAGCACTAATATCAATATTTATCCTTGATAAATATAAGAATATACTATGCCTATCCTGTCTTCTCATACTTTTATATTGTACGCTTGTAATTATTTTATTATCCCTTAATATTTCCAATATCTTGCTTGCCATTTTAGCGCACATGTAATCATATGCTTCTGAAGGGGATATTATATGCAATCTATCAAAATCAAAATAACCAAATTCTTCAATATTTGCTTCATCAATATCAAGACCATTATACTTAATATACCCCTTAAAATTTTCATTAATATCGTTAATTACTTCATTCTGTTCCATAAAATTTATCCTCCTAATATTATTATAATATTCTATTATTATAATATACAATTGAAAATTATTATTTATTCACCGGAGCAAAAGAAACCCAGGTAGCATTTAAGCTACCTGGGAAAATATTTATAATAAATGTGCATAATAAATTAAGCATGGGTATAAGTATTATCTGGAGTTGCCACGTTCTTTTTATCAGAATCTGACCACTGCTTATATACAGAGCCAAGGTCATTGTTTGTGTAAGGCTGACCAATGGTATCATTAGCAGATAAATGCGAGCGTAAACCTGATGGGTTAGCGATGTAAAGGCGACCTTGAAGCTCCTGATAACCGAAGAATTTATATCTCTGGAATGCAGTTAATGCTGGTAACTGTGGATTCTCAGCATCTCTAATTTCATTAGAGATATACATCTGATAATCATACAATCTATAAACGATACGGTTTGTATTTTTTGGTGTAAGTAAGATAATAAGATTATCATTACCCCACATCTTATCAGAAGAAATAAAGTTGTAAACTCTCTTATCAGAAGTAACAACTGTCTTCTTGAAGTCAAGGTCTACCGGACCAACATTTGCTGGTGTAGTATATGTGTACTCAACTGGAGTAATATCACGAATGATTCCAGGACGACCAATGATAGAAATCTGCATATTTGGATCACGAAGGATAGTAAGTAATCCTGTGATAAGCTGATCTAACTGTCTCATGAATACAACCTGGTTGTACTCTACATAAGTATGCATGTAGTTTGTAGGCGCAGCCATATCATATGTCTTAGCAACCTTATGATCATCATCAAGTCTTAAGAATGATTCATCAAGCTGCTCCTTAATATCATCATCCTTAACATTCTCTAATACATCCTTAATCATTCCCATATACTTGGTTACCTGATTAATTCCATAAAGAGCACCGATATCCTTAACTTCTTCTGGAGTTACTGGTACAGTAATACCATCAGATTCAGGAATCTGTACGAATGTAGACTGTTCTGACCACTCTACACGGTTTGTCTTTAAAGCTCTTGAAGAAGCATCATAACGAGCCATCATCTTTACAGCCTTAATATTTCCGCCTGAGTTAATCTCAAACATATTGTCAATCTGAGTTGCAAAGATAGTATCATGGAATGGAACCATAGTTCCTGCAGCATCTTCTGTTACCATAATATCAACTGGCTTAACAATATTTCTATTATACTCGCCATATCCTGGAGTGAATTCAGCTAACCATGGCTTCCATACAATAGCCTTACCATCAGTATCAGCTTTCTTTTCTGTAATCTTTCCAGCACCATCAATCTCAATGACATCAGCACCAGTCTTAACATACTCCTCAATTGCAACTGCAGAGATATGTGTTGCTACTGAAAGGTTATGAGAAACCTTATCTACATGGAAATAGTCTTTAAGAATATCAGTTTTCTTAAGCTCAGGAAGGGCAATACCAACCTCTACTGGCTTATTAGCAGACTTCCAAGCACTAAAGATCTGATTCTGCTGATTAGCGATATCAATCTTCTTTCCGTCTGGAGTTACCATCCAACGTGTTTCCATTGTCTCTGTCCATGACGGAGCTTTTGCAACATATCTCGGAACAGCCTGTGCAAATACACAGTTCATCATAAGATATTTATGCATTGGCAGAGAAAGACCAATAAGTGGATTGTAGTTATTCATTCCAGCTACTGCATTTTCTCTTACTGCCTGAACATCGTTTGTAAATGCCTCAGACATCATATTTACATTATCTTCGTATTCTTCGGCGCCCATATTTTTTGCATCGCCTATTACTGAATTCTCAAGATAGAATTCCTTAAGAGCCTGTCTAGCTTCTGGGAAAGCTGTAGCTCTTGCCGGATCTGCAGAGTAATCTACCTTTGCCTCTTTCATGATAGCGTTCTGTGTATCACAGAAAGCGGCAGCAAACTTATACATTGGGTCTTTTGCAAAGTTACCCATTGTATTAGGATTTTTTCTTTCACCTACACATGGCATATTATTATTCCTCCTTAATGTTTTTTAAATATTTATATAAATATTTAAGCCTATCCTAAATATTTACTATATTGTTATAATGACGTATTGCCCATTTAGGTATTTTCATTAGTTTTTGAGCCTACTAAGCCCTGTAGCATACCATCTATTTGTTGTAGTATTAATAAGCATTGTTTATATACAGTTAAATTTTCTACATATGTTTTTGTAGCATATGATACTGTTATGATAGAGTGAACCATATCTTTTAAATCAAGAATCTTATCTGTAATAAAAGAAAGAACTCTAGTATTATTATAATTTTTTGGAATCTTATTAATATTATCAAAAATGTGATTTAACGTTTCATATAAATCCATATAATTCTGTAAAAGCTCAGAATTTTTAATAGACATTTGCTCAGGAGTTAAATCAGCAAATAATGTTTTTTCTAATGATTTTAAATCAGTACCATTACCGTCACCAGAATCTGCATTATCGTCTGTTGTAGAATCATCTCCGGATAGATCATCTGTGTCAGTATTAGATCCATCTCCACCAGATTCATCAGTATCTCCATCGGTAGATGTATCGCCTGTATCACCACTTCCTGAATCTGTCATTTGTGTATAGTCTGTAGAAGAATCGTCATCGCCTG